ATACGGGTCAGTTAAAGACATTCCGTGTAACCGCAATTAATGGCAACGTGGTAACAATCACGCCGCCTATTATTGCGGGTGGCGCTACGGATGCTGAAACAGATTATCAGAACTGTTCTGCTGTTCCAGCTAACTTGGCTGCGATTACTGCTGTAAACACTGTAGCTAAACCAACTAACGTTTTCTTTGCTAATGACTCCATTGAAGTTTTCAATGGCAACTTAGCATTCCCAGAAGACGGTATGACGGTTATGCGTCAATCAACAGACTCAGGTTTGGAGATTATCTTTGCGAAACAAGCTGACATCTTAACGGGTGTTATCACGTATCGTTTAACGATTTTCTTTGGCACTACTAACCTTTGTCCAGAAATGAACGGTATTTTATTACCACTTCAAACGTAATTAGTTTGGGGGATTCGTCCCCCTTTCTTTAATTAAAGGAATCTATAATGAGTAAAGAAATTGAACCTACAATGCGGTATCGTCCCGGTAAGGTTGCGGGTGCGACTCCATCACAGAAAAAACCTATTTATTACTATAAAGTTTTTGAAGGCGACGAAGTAGAATCGTGTTTAAAAGACGGCTGGTATGTCCATCCTTCTGAGTTCCAAAAGAAAGCAAAAGAAGTAAAAAAGGCAAAGTAAAATGTCAACGGGAACTAAATTAGTTCAAGGCGCGCTATCTCGAATAGGGGCTCACTCCCCTATTCGTCCTGCTGGACCAGAGGCGATAGATGTCGGAAAAGACACGCTTAATTCTATGTATGCCGGCTGGCAAGACGATACCATAGAGTTTGGCGCTGTCCCTCTCCAAGCTGTTGGTGATGAGTTTAGTGAGCCGATGGGCTTAACGAATACTGTCATGGACAATCTAGCTATACTATTACAACCCTTATTCCCCGGCTCTCAAATATCCGCAGACCTTAGAGTTAATGCGAATAAAGGCTATCAGGACTTATTGACTAAAGCGCAAACCATCACTATCCCTAAACAAGTAGTGAGAGATACATTACCAATAGGTCAAGGCAATAGATCGCGTCACAAGACTTTCTTTAGCGCGGGTGGCGAGATTGGAGATTGATTTCCCATTAGGCTTAGAAGGCACTAAAGGGCTGCCCTCATCCCATCGCGCCCTAAAAAACTGCTTTAATGCGCTAGGCCCAATCATCCAAAGACCCGGTATATCCACACTAGGAAACACGGGTCGAGTCGCGCGCGGAGCTTTTGAGTGGAACGGAAGCCTTTATGAGGTTGCATCCGATAAACTTCTAAAAATAAACACGGACGGCTCGCACACGGTTATCGGGACAATATCGGGTACTACAACTATTGATACTGCTGTGGGGTTTAATGACGCGGCTATCGTTGTAAAAGGCGGCAACGGATACACATTAAATAAGTCTGATGTCATTACTCAAATTACTAGTCCTAATTATTACCCCTCTGATTCTGTTTGCCATATTAACGGACGTTTTATCTATACTCCGTCCGATGGTGAGCCAGCATTTTTCTCAGATGTTGGTGCTGCGGGTACAATTCAATCAAGTTCATTTTTTGATGCGGAGGAATTACCAGATTTAAACAAAGTCTGTTTTAACTTTAGAAACATCTTATATATTGGCGGTACAGATTCATTTGAATTATTTAGAGATCTTGGTAATCCAACCGTCCCCTTCTTAAGGCTGAACGCACGAATTGATAGCGGGTATATCGGAGGACTATTAGAATATAATAATACGTTTCTATTTATAGGCAGGGAAAAAGGTCAGAACGTAGGTATTTATTCTATCGGTCAAGGTATAGCTCCAAAGATTTCAAATGAACATATCGACACAATATTAGACACGTACACCGAGGAAGAATTAAGTAATTGTATTTCTGGTCGAGTCAAATGGCGCGGCTTTGATTTAGCTACCTTTACCCTATCAAGACACTCGTGGGGGTTTCTTGGAGGTAATTGGTTTGATCTGGATACAATGATAGGCGGCGAAAACGCGCCATGGCAGGCGGGTTATATTGTAGAGTTTGGTTTAAAATACTACAGTTTTAGCGCAAGTGATATAGGTGTGTTTGATGCAGTTAATACAGACCATGGCAATCCGTTTGAAAGATTGATTAACGGCGCGTTTGAAGTTGAAAACGATTTATCAGTGCAGCGGTTAGAATACCGATTATCCCAAGGCTATAATCAAGGAGTTGGTTCTGTTGGCCTGCAAGTCTCTGATGATAACGTATTGTTTGGCCCTCTATTTCAAAGATTAACGGGTAGTTTAGGTGGGTATTCTGACAAATTAGAATGGAATTACCCCGGTGGACTTGGCCTTTATGACGGATTGTTTGCTTACAAGTTATCCACCTCTGAGGATATTGATTTTTCAGCCACTAAATTAATTCTGGAAGAAAGATGACCCATATAGTTGACACACCATTAGCAGGCGACAAGATTACTGAAAAAGGTATCCCAACAGCCCAGTTTCAAGCGTTGCTTGAGTCGATAGAATTAGCCATTAACAATCTTGTAGCTCCATCTTTTACTGTGGCAGCTGTACCAGACCCAACACAAAGCGAGAGCAGAATGATTTACGTGTCGGATGAGGTCGGAGGTGCTACAATAGCCTTCTCAGACGGGATAAGCTGGAGACGAACTCAAGATAGAGCGGTAATATCATGAATTTTTTTATTTTAGGCCTCCCAAGAAGTCGCACAGCATGGCTGGCTAATTTCCTGACTTATGACGGCTTATTTTGTTATCACGAAGCCTCTAATGGATGTAAGACCGTAGAAGAATACAAGGATAAGCTAAAAGACTGTGGTGATGCCAACACTGGCATGGCTTTTTTTAAAATTGAAGAGATGTTTCCCGATTCTAAATTTATTGTTATTGATTCAGACCCGCAAAATACAATTGATTATGCGAGAAACACATACGGAATAACAGATATTAAACCTTTCTTGGAGCTAAAAGAGAGACTTGATAAAATAGAAGGCTTGCATATTCCTTTTGACGAGATTAACAGCCGATTAGAAGAGATATGGAGTTATGTTTCAACAGTGCCTTTTGATCGTAAAAGGGCTAAACTATTAGTAAATATGAACATTCAAATACAAGATCCTTCTAATATAGATGCTTTATCTTTGCTGGAGTTTGCTGATGCTTGTCACGCCTTATAACAACATTTATTCTTCCATTGATATGACCTCCGTTAAAAAAGAGATTGTTGAGAACTATAATTTGTTTGGCGAATTCAACGCAAGAAAAGAAGCTGGTCCCATTCATGCCCAGATGGATGATATATGGCTCCGTTATGGCGAAATAAAAGATATGGTCAAGTCAGGTGATTATTCAAAAATAGCCGATGAGCATGACTCTATATGGTTAAAAGATTTGCCCGAGTGCAAAAAAGTTTGTTTTAAAGTGATGAACTTAGTTGATGGAGAGCGTTTAGGCGGTGTTTTGATAACCAAATTACCTCCAGAGGGAAAGATATTACCCCACGAAGATTCAGGATGGCACGCAGAATATTATGATAAATACTTCATCCCTATTCAAAACGGAAAAGGCGCAATCTTCGGTTTTAATGAAGGCGTGATAGAGCCAGCAGAAGGCGATGTATGGGCTTTTGATAATTCGCACACTCATTGGGTCGAAAACAACTCCAATATAGAGAGAATTGCCATGATTATATGTATTAAACAAAACAAGCTAACCAAAGGGGGTGCGTCATGCCATGGGGAGCAGTAGCAGCAGCAGTAGTTTCTAGTCAGGCAGCAAAAAAAGGACGGAGAGCCGCAGGCGAAGCCGCGACAACACAAGCGGGGGCAATAGAAAGAGCAGCAGAGTTAGGCGCTGAATCTGAAGCTGAATCTCGACGCATCCTAGAGCAACAATTAGGCATTACTAGAGAACAATTCGCTCAATTCCTAGAAGCCGGTATGGGCGCTCTCCCCGGCTTACAAGCAGGCTTTCAAGCTCCGCGCGGTGTAACGCGTGGCGGATTAGAAGAGTCATTAGCTGAAATAATGGGTGGCGGTGCATTTGGCAGTTTAATTGAAGAACGACAACGCGGAATACAAGGTCAACTTGCTGCGGGTGGTTTAACGCGATCGGGTCGCGCTATTGAAGAAGCCGCAGCCATTCCTACCGATTTAGCCTTTGAATTAGAAAGTCTTTTATTTGGTCGGGCACAAGGGGCGGAAGCCACTAGAATTGCTGGTTTACAAGATTTGAGTCAGATGGGATTAAGCGCAGCAGCACAAACAGGAGGTCAAACTGGCGCTCTAACACAGTCCATTACAGAAGCTATTCGAGGCCAAGCACAAACAGCAGGCCAAGGCATAACAGGTGTAGCGCAGGCTCAGGCCACAGGCATTTTAGGCGGCGCTCAAGCACAACAACAGAATATACAGAACTTACTTAATTTAGGCGGCACATTAGGTGCTGCTTATCTATCGAGGTAAACATGCCTTTAATTGACACAACAATTATCCGGCCAACTAGCGCCCAATTAGGGGTTGATGTTTCGCCTTTAACTCGGCAAATAGGCGAGGCACTACAGCAACGTGCAAAATTTGAACGAGAGGATAAATTAAGAGCTGAAAAAGCCGATGCATTAAAAGGTCAGCAAGCCGCCAAAACGGCAGGAGCGCAAGCCCTTAGAGTTCGAGATATTAAAGACTTTACATCTCAACGAAAAGAAATAGCCATTCTTGCCCAAAACGCCATTAAGCGCGGAGAAGATCCACAGGGATTTGTTGATGCTTTAAATATTCAAAATCAAGATGAATTTAATCTCAATTTAACTCGAATTGCCACGGCGGCGGGTAATGCTGATAAATTGATTGCCGAAGGATTAAAAGAGGAAGAACAATTCGAGCCTGTTTTAGATGCGGAAGGTAATGTTATTGCACAACGCAACGTGCAGACGGGTCAAGTAATTAAAGATCCCCGTGCAGCCGCTAGAGCATTAAGCGTTGGGTTAGACGAAGTTAAATCAAGCAAGATTTTAGATGACGGTACAGTTATCCAAGTATTAAAGGACGGACAGACTAAAGTGATGTCTCCGTCTGGTGAAGAATTGAAAGGTGAAAATAGGACGCAAGCTATAATCGACTCTCAGGAATTTGGTGTTGATATACAACAACGCAGAGCGAAAGGCCGCGAGTTAGGAAGTGGTGCTGGTAAAATTGCACTTAATGCCTTTGATAAGGTTGCCAAGATACGTGAAAACGTCCTAGATTACCAAAGAGGCATCGACTTAATTAAAAAAGAAGGAGCCACAACAGGCTTTATTGCTGACTTTCTTCCTAATATGAAAGCATCGACTAGAAAATTCGCCAACCTTCGCCGTAAATTAGGTTTAAACGTAGTCGCCTCGGTTACATTTGGCGCGTTATCAGAAGGCGAGTTAAATCTAGCAATGGATGTTGCCTTACCGAAAGGAATTAGTCCAGAAGCAACGGTAAAATGGATAGAAGATAGAATGGCCGCACAGCAAAAATTAGCTAATAATTTAGAAGATGCTGCGCTATATCTTGCCGATCATTCTGTTGCGGAATTAATAACACGCAATAGAGCTATGAAAAAAGCGTCAGAAAAGAAAAAGGAAATCATTGCCCCCGTAATTAATCAGCCAAAGATTAAATTTTTAGGATTTGAATAATGCCTATAGCCAGATTTGAAATGCCAGATGGCAGAATAGCTCGGTTTGAAGTGCCAGAAGGCACTACTCCAGAGCAGGCTCAAGCGCAAATGCAGGCCTTTATTTCTAAGCAAGAATTACCAGAAGCGCAAGAATTACCCTCTGTTTCAGCGGGTAAAATAGACTTTGCATCAGAGATACAACAAGCAGAGCAAGAAGCAGAACAACAGCGTAGCGCGCTTGCTATCGGCGCAGGACGCGGATTAACTACATTAGGTCGAGCTGTTGGAATAGCTGATCCCGAAACTGAATTTGAAAGACAAGCATTTGAAGACCTTAAAAAAGAGCGTCCTCTCGCAACAACCGTTGGCGAGATTGCTGGTGAATCCGCGCCGTTCCTAATACCGGGAATGGGTGTGGCTGGAATAGCTTCAAAAGCCGGTAGAGTTGCTGGTATGGTGAGTTTAGGTGCGTCAGAGGCCGGATTAATTGCAAGAGGAAGAGGAGCAGACATTGGACAACAATTTATCTCAGCGGGTATCGGAGGCACTGTTGCGGGTGCTTTGGAATTGGCTTTGCCTGTCATTGGTCGCATTGGCGGCAAAGTTATCAGGCGCATATTAAGAAAAGCCCCTGATGGCTCCGTAATAGATGCCGCTGGAAATCCGTCAGACGAGCTACTTTCAGCATTACAAGAAAGCGGCCAATCATTCGATGATATTATTCGTGAAGCAAAAGACGAATTATCCAAGAAGGCAGTAAACCCGCGTGAAGCTGCAAGAAAAGCATTCCTTGAGTCTCAAGGGTTAGATCCAACAAAGGCGCAAATATCAAGAACAGCAGATGACTTTATGTCTCAGCAAGAAGCGGCTAAAGTGTCTGGCCGTGTCCGTGAGGCATTAGAGCGGCAAAATGCTGTATTAACAACAAGATTCAACAATAAAGTATTAGATACCGGCGGGAAAGCAAGCTCTCAATCTGCCGCTGTTACAGACTTTATCACAGATAAAGCAACCACTTTAGATCAGGCTATCGGTGACTTGTACCGTGCCGCGAGAGAAGTAGCGCCGGACGCTAAAAACATTAAATTTAAAAAGCTGGCTGAAACTCTATCCAAGATGAAAGGCGCGGATAGACGCGCAGGCGGGAACATCAGCGCAATAATTAGCGATATGCAATCAAAAGGCTTCCTTAATAAAAAGAATAAAGCATTTGGATCGACGAGCGTTGAGATGGCCGAAGACTTAAGGAAGCTAACTAACGAGCTTTATGATCCCGCTAATCCTTTTGGTAATATGATGCTAAGAAAAATAAAAGACAGCCTCGATGATGATGTATTTAAGGCCGCCGGAGGTGATTTTTTTAGCGAAGGAAGAAAAGCAAAAGCCGCATTCGAGAAAGAATTAAACAGAGTAAAAATATCTAAGTTTGACTCACGAAAAGATAATCTTGTAAGAGATATATTAGAAAATAAAATTGATCCAGATCGATTGGTTGATAAAGTTGTATTCTCTAAACGCTGGAGAGACACAGACCTAAAACAATTAAAGGATTATATTTCCACGGATGACGTAGGAAAAGCGGCGTTTGATGATATGCGCGCAGAGGTTATGCAGACAATAACTGACAAGTCATTCATTGGCGCGGCTGATGAAGCGGGAATGCAAGCATTAAGCAGGGACAAGCTACAAAGAGCATTATCATCAATAGGCAATAAAAAACTAGCCGTATTGTTCAATGGAGAAGAAAGAAAGTTTTTAAGAGATATGCTTGAGGTCTCCAAAATACGAGAGCCTGTAAGGGGAACAGCTATTGGCAGAGGCCCATCAGCGCAAGCAATAAGCCGTATTGAAAGACGATTAAAAGATATTCCTTGGTTAGGGCAGGTCTTTGATGTGGTTGATATTGAAGGTAGATCTGTTCTTAGGGCTAAACCCACACCAATAAGAGCACCGTTACCTAAAACACAGATACCACAATTAACCGCTCCAGCGGCAGTTGCATTGACTCAACAGGAACAACAATGACCGCAAAGATCAACGAAAACACCCAATACACCGATCCAGCTACCGGCGAACTATTAGTTAATGGCTTTGTTTACATCGGTGAAAATAATTTAGACGCTAAACTAAACCCCATCGTTATTTATTCTGATAGAGAATTAACCACGCCTATTTTAAACCCACAAAGAACAGGTAGTGACGGGCGGGTTGTTAATAAGATTTGGGTGCCCGGACAATATTCAATGAAGGTCGAAAACTTTGAGAACGTCCAGAAGCTTAACGATTTATCAGCAGGTAGCGATTCTATAACAGGTAATTCAATCATGATTAATGTTTCGGGAACAAATCTACTATTAGCCGAAGCAGAATCACCCGCATCAAGTTTAATTAATAATCAGGTTTATATATTAACAGCGGCTAATACAAACACGGGAACAATGACGCTCACGATAGACTCGTTTCCTACCTATCCATTGAGAAAACACCATGATGTGGACATGGAGGCAGGGGATATAGAGGCCAATCAAACCGTAGCGGTAGTCTGGAATGCAACCGATAGTGTGTATGGGTTGTTTACGAATTCCGCCGTAGTTCCTCTTGATATTTTGCATACACAAACAGCGGCAGGCGTTAAGACGTTTACGGATGGGATTGTTAGTGATGTAACTGGCAATGTAACTGGCGATGTAACTGGCGATGTAACTGGCGATGTAACTGGTAATGCAGACACAGCAACATTAGCCGCTACAGCTACATTAGCTGCCACAGCTACAAAACACGGAACGCTAAATGTTAAAGTCATTGATATTGGTGATTGGAATATGGATACTACTACACAAGCTTATGCTGTCCATGGACTTACTCGGACTAAAATAAGAGCTGTAAGCGTAATTATTCGTGATGATACGGGTACATTTTTATGGAACTTTCCTACAGCACATCAATCAGCAACATCACCGGAACGGATTCAGATAGGTAATACAAGTATTGCTCTTGAGCGCGGGGTAGGAGGTACGTTTGACACTACATCGTACATTTCAACATCATACAACCGAGGCTGGATAACCATCCAATAAACAGACTAAAGTGAGGACAAAATAATGGCCATCCAAAATCCGCAACAAGGTATTATAAATAACCAGCTTACACCGCCTATTCCCAAGCCTGTTGTCGAACCTACAGCGCAGCCTGTTCAGCAGGTTGCACAACCTACGGAAGTGACGCCACCAGCTGACCAGTATAAAGCACCAACGGTGCAACCTATTACAACTCAAGTTGATGTGCCAACAGAGACAGTTGAAAGCCGGTTAAGCGATATTACCGCTAAAGGTAGTCGGTATACTGACCTGGCCAAAGCGGACGCTATACGGCAAGCTAACACGCGCGGGTTAATTAACACCACAATGGCGGGTGCTGCGGGTACCGAGGCCGCAATTAGAGCGGCACTGCCTATCGCACAGCAAGATGCTAAAACATTTGTCGATACTCGCATGATGAACCAGCAGCAACTGAATGAATTTTTGAAAAACCGCCAAAGCGCTAATTTGAACATTGAAACAGCAGCACAAGCAAGCGGATTGCGTGTTGGTGAAATGGAGGTTGAGAACCAATTAAACATTAATCGTGACATTAATAGTGCCGCATTAAATGAGCAGTTATCCGCATTCGAAAGCACGCTCAAGCAAACAGAAATGACGCTCGACAACGAGCTCAGAACAGCGTTCGAAACAACATTGCAAGATGAGCGCTTCTCTGATGAAGCCAAAATTCAGATTGTCACCACAATGAATAATATCATGCGTGACACCCAAGAGCAGATCACGCAAGTTGGTTTGTCTGATAGAACAGCGGCGCAACAAACAGGCGCGATTGATATGATTCAAAAATCGCGTGATGCAGAGCTTGCTGTTTATCAAGATATATTAGGTAGCTTTAATGACTGGGAGTGGAGCACAGAGTTCACACCGAAGAAGGTCCCGGCTGAAACAACGTTGCCGCCAAAACCGACGCAGCCGCCTCCGCCAGCACCCGCAGACGACGCGTCTAGTTTTAGTGATCCTGTTGCGTGGAGTAAAGCGTATATTGACTCAAAGTTCAGTAGAGACGGAGCGTG